TTATTATTAACCACATCCTTAAATCTAAATTTTATAAAATCTCTAAGATTACTTACATCTTTCGCATCCTTATAATCAAGACCATACTCTAGTGCATTTATCTTATCAACATTTGCTGTTTTCAAACTTGGTTGAAGATCTTCTACTCCTTTAATCAACCCTAAATGAGTATAACCAGCATTTAATCCTAATTGACCAGGCTTTCCTATGTGATTTACCCTTTCCTTTTCAGGTTTCTTTTTTTCATATTGATTATTTATATGTAGATTACCATAAGCTAATTGGCTGTGCCTTTTTAAGCCAGGATCTTGGGATACACTCTCTGCTGTTTCTTTATTAAAAGTACCACCTATTTTATTCTGAGCTCTACTAGCATCTGAAAATACTTGTGGAGTTCCGATTCCAAATGATGGAACACCATTTTCTATCGATATAGGAGCAGAAGATGGAAATGGTGAATATTTGTTTGGGTTAGAAAGTGCTAGAAATGGGGAAGCAGCTGCAGCAGATACCGCATCATTTACTATACCTATCCCAAAATTTACAGCTGAAGTAGCAAGTGTATTTAGAAGAGGGTTTGAAAAAGCCGTTACGGTAACATCAGAAATCGGTGGGATATCAATCGAAAAGGCTCTTGCCTGATAAGCCAATCTACTCCCAGCTCCCTCTTGAAAGTTTGGATTAAATGCACCAACAATATTTTCCACACCAGCCGTTAATGCCAATACACTCTCATACCTTCCCAAAATATCACCTGTATGTCTTTCAGGATGAGCAGTAGGTACAATTGACAGAGCCCTATTCAAACTATTTGTAATTAATCCAAAATTGGTTATATCATCAGCTCCAGCAACACCAAGCATAGCTTGTGGTTTAAAAAACTTTGATTCTATCGTTGGATTTAAAAGCTGTAATGACTCTTGCTTTCTAATAAAATTATCACCTATTGGTGAAGTCATAAACTTGGATATTCTATACTTATCAGCAATATTTCTTTGACCTTGGGTTAAAAAGCTAAGTCCACCCACATCCAAAGTATTTCCAAAGTTCAAACCTATATCTATTGTACCAGGAATATCAGGAATCTGTAAATCTGAATTTGATGTATCCCAATTAGAACCCATCGGTCTTACAATAATCGGATGGGTGGTATTACCTGCATGAGGACCTGTATTCGCAACATCCCTAAATGTTGTGGTTGAAAATAAATTATTAGCATCCAAACCACCTGGCACATTTGTAAAATCACCGCTCTCATATAAATTAAATAAATCTATTTTATCTGTAAATTGTGAGGTATTAAGACCTAAAGTTGAAAACAAACCATCAAATGTATCAACCCCACCACCAACATTTGGTAAGTTAAGGGTAGTCTGTATGTCCGTTAAGGGTGTTGTATAAACATTATTTACACCATTTTGTTCTGGGGTAGAAAATTGTGAAGTTCTATCAACCAACGGCATCAAACTAGCAAATTGATTAACACCACCACCTATTGAAGAGAATGTCATCCAAGAAGTAAAGTCTGGCTGCTGTAGGTCAGGAGATGCTAATGTAAATGTCTGAGATAATGTATCTGGTGGTGAATATGTGCTGTTATAATTAGCAATCGGTGTCGTCATAAAATCAGAGGTAAATTGTGGTTGGTTTTGAACACCTAAGATGGTATCTCCACTAAGAATATGTAATGGATTTGATAAACCTGTATTTCCTGTAACATTCTGACCATATTCACCAAATGTACCATAAGCAGACCGTGTTTTCACATTACTAACAGCAGCCTGTGGCCATTTTGAAGCGATAGTTCCTTCTGCAACCTTATTGTAAAGAGATTCTAAATTAGTTTTAGGTTTAAACCCTACAGCACCACCGGTTGTATCATCAAAAAAATCAACACCCTTATCAATCTGATTGTCAATCTTATCAGGTGATGACTGATCGTATTTAAAATTTGCTAAATCTGATGCTAAATCTTTTAAAGCCACCTCTTATCTCCTATACAGCATTTGAAAGTGCTATATCACCTACTTTGTTAGTTAATCTATTCATTAATATTTCATTCTGTTTAATTAATTGTTTTAGTAAACCATTTGTTTGTCCCATTCCCATACCCATCTCATTTCTAGTGCCTGAGAATGCTTCTCCTTTATGAACTACTGCCATACCACTTTGTTTTACAACTCCACCCTTTTCTAATTGTGGAGCTGATTTGATAGCAGAGTATAAAGCCATAATAGCTGCAGCTCCAAGACCCATACCCAAAGGACCAAATTTACCAAATCCACCAGATATTGAAGCAACAGCCTGTATTATTGCTGCGTTTGCTGCTAATTTTTCTAAACCTATTTGCTTTTGTTTTTGTCTAGACTGTTCTTCTGCTAGTTCAGCTGATGTCTTTTCACCAGCTACTATCTTACCTAAATCTGCAGCACTAACACCGATAGCTTGTGCCAAAGCTCTTCTCTGAACTACATTCATAGCCTCAAACTCTGCTTGACTACCTACTTGATTCTTAATCTCTTCAGCCAAACCAGCCAAATCACCTGTAAGTGCTAGTTCCCTAGCTTTATCAAGACTCATCTGTTTACCCAATAACATTGAGGCTTCCATTTCCTTTTCAATAGAAGATTCAAAGTCTAATAAATTATCAGCTATACCAGCAACAGTGCTTAAATTTAATCCCAACTTCCTAGCTTCAATAGCAGCTTTAGCTATATTTTGTCCACCATCCTTTGCAAATTCAGCAAACATTTCCGTACTTTCAGCTATATCATTTAATACCTGTGCTGGAGCAACCCCTTCTGCTCTAGCCAATTCACCGACTGATGAAATTAAATTTATATTTGTTTCTATTGAAGCACCACTTATAGCCTCCATAGATTTAAGTAATTTTGCAGCATTAGCACCACTTATACCAAATTGTCCTGTCATCAAACCTAAGTCTTTAGCTACGCCTGCAGAAACTACAGAAAGAGAACCAAACTCTTCTACCAAACCACTTATTGCATTTTCAGCTTCTTGTGAACTACCACCAACTAATTTAGCTGACATTCCAGCTATTGACATATTACCAGCTAATCTAGCCGATTCAACTGCAGATGTTCCTAATGATTGTCTTACTTCAAATATTTTGCTAGCAAATTTAGCTGCTACAGCCAATAATCCTGCAAATGTAAATGTCTTTTTTAAATCTATTATACCAAGAGTATCTTTTACTTGGTCTATCATATCTGCAAACTTTTTTTCCTTTCCCATTTGTTTTAATATATCTTCGGATTTATTTAACTCCTTTACTAAATCTGATGCAAAGCTTTGCATATCACCGAAATGTTCTGTAGCCATTCTTTGATTTACTTCTGCTAAACTTAAACCATCATTGATATCATCCAAAAATTTATTATATTTTACAGCATCTTTAACCTGATTATCAGTACCGTTTGTTATTAATTTATTAAGATATTCTATGTCTGAGGTGAGATTGAGCCTTTTTTGAATAGTTCCTAATCCCTGTTTTTCTAATTTTTCTATACTTTTAGCTATGTTCAAATTGTTAGATTTTCTTAGATAATCTGCGTTGATTTTAGCTCGTTTATCTTCTATATTTTTAATATCAGCTGAAAGACTCCTTACATCCTTTAAAGCATCCCTATAACTTTTAGTAGTTTTATTATGAGATTCCATAACCTCTTTAAGACGGTCCATCTCCTTGTTCATTTCTCTTATAGTAGTTAAATCTTTACTGTTGTAAGCCATTACTTATATCCTAAATATCAAGTGTTCTTTTTGGTTGTTTTTCTAATTTTTTTATTAATTCTTTATAATCATCATCCATTTTTCTTAGGGTTTTTTCTAAGCTAGGATTATCTTTGAGCGCTTGCTTTGCAAATTTATTGAGTCTTTTTTGTTTCCATTTTTCAAAAAACTTAAATACCATACCTTCTTTACTAGCCATCAATACTCTCCATATATTATTTTTGTGTGGAATTATTCAATAATAAATATCAAAGTTCTTATTTTTTAAATGAAGGATGTGAGCTTTTGTTTTTCTGCTGAGACTTCTTTATCTCTTCATTTTGTTCTTTATAATGTTTTTGTAACCTTTTAAAGTAAAATTTCCTAAGATAAATAGGCATGTTATACAATTCTGAGAATGATAGCATTCCCTGTGAATTGAAACTTATTTGGAATATTTGTTCGTGTAGTTCTGTCTTATATTCCGGCGGAAGGCCAAAGAAACGTAACGGTCATAGGGACCGTAAACTCCTTTTCGTTTCCTTCTGAATCTGTAAAGGTAGATGTCATATCTACATCCGGCATTATATCACTCACGTGATTTCTGAATGCTATGGAGTCTCTCGATAAAAATTCATTATCAACGAAGCTATTAATACTAGCTCTTTTGGTATCACCATCAATGGAAATTATCTGATGTTTTAGACGTGTGGTAAGCTCATATCCAATACCATCACCGACTTTCTTATAACCATTCACTTCTTTATCAATCTCTTTCTCATCACCTGAAGTAAGTAGTTTAAATGTTAGTTTTCTTTTGGTAGCAGGTAGTTCAAACTCAAATTCATTTACACCAGCAGATACTTTACTCTCATCTAAGTTCTTATCCTTTAAAGAGGTTAAATCAACCTCTATTTTCTGTCCATCATACTCTACATTATATTCTTTACCATATGCAAGAATACGAGCAGCTATAAGAACTGCATTCTTATCACCAATCAGTAAATCATTTACTTTTATAGATTTATCTACTATTAGTGCTTCTAATAACTTTTCAACAACTATACCCTTTCTTATGAGGTTAGCCGATGTGAGGATATCCTCTTCTCTTGCCGTCATATATTTAACTTCTATTGTACCACCAGATAGTGGACTTTCTTTTGGATATAATAATCCCTGTGACGGCAGGTCCACTACTTCCGTAGGGAATTTAACTTCTGCCATAATTGACTCCTATTGATTTAATTTGAAACTATAACTATTTTTTACCAAACTTTTCTGCAGCTGTAACTCCTAAACCTACCACGGATATGTACATAAAACATTCCAATATCTTATCTTTTACCTCGAATGCAGAAAAGGTGTCAGCACCCCAACTACAAATCAGCATAAAGAAAGCGGCAAAGCCGACAGTTCTCTTTGAAGATATCTTAGCATCACTCGATAGCATTTCTGTTAAAAAACTCATCTTTACTCCTCTTAGAATTGTAAGATAGCGTAATCGTATCTTAGCGTTAATGTAATATCAGCTGGTTCATTTGAATCCCAAGCCATATCACCAAAGTTAGCAGATTGAATCATAGTTCCTTTAAGTGTCCACTCTTCAACCTTATCACCAACTGGTCCTAATACATTAAATGTAATATCTTTTTTATAAAAATCTGAATACCCATCCCTACCGGTTACAGATTCTTTATGTAATCTAACCCATTCCATAACTGCCTGTGCACCAGATGGTACAATCGGGTCATAAAGAGTAACTTCTAATTGTTCCCACGCACCCTTACCTTTTACATATCTTTTTGTGTTTATATGATCCAATTCAATTTCTTCAAATGTAATAGTTGGTCTATTCGTAGCTTTTATAAGATACGCTGGCACACCCTCTATGTACATGATGAACCTATTTTTAACTTTAGGTTCAAACGGAGTGAACATAATTTCTGAAGGATCTATTAAGTCTGGCATTTCAGTTCTCCTAATAAGTGTTTAATTCTTTCATATATAAATATAAACAAACTGAAAAATCGATAGAAGTTATTACCTTATTATTTCATAGTTTTTTTATAGTTTTTTGATGTAACAAAAAACCCCACTAAAGAGTGAGGTTTTTCATTTATACTTAAACAGTTACTAAGCTAATACCGGTAATCCAGCTACAGAACTTGCGTTTGCTGTCGCTCCACTACTTCTTGAAATAACAAGCCAACCATCAGCTGTCCACATACATATGTAAGCCTCACCTATGTTTGTTGTGGCTATAGTTGAATAAGCCCCAGCCGTAGTGACTGGAGTTAATGTTACAGTATTATTGGTTGAAGATACCACTATCTTTAACTGCCCTACAGTAGAACCATCTGCTAATGTTACTGCTTCATCACCATCGTGGTCTAGAATTGAAACAGGAACAGTTGTGCTCAGAGCATCACCATCCTCAGTTTTAGTTTCTGTACCTAAGATAGCACTGTCATCCACCAATACATTTGCAAATATACTTGTAAAGCCTGGAGCTTCCTGTCTAGCTTTGGTTTGTAAATCACTTCTTACACCCATTATTACTCTCCTTATTTAATTTATGCGCTACTCAAATTAAGTTATTGTTAAAAGTTAATCAGACCTTCTACTATTAATTATATTTATGCGCTACTGTAATTAACAATCCGAATAAACTATTTTTATCTATTATAAATATCATAAAAACAAAAAACCCCACTAAAAAGTGGGGCTTTTGTACTTTATATGTGACTTTACTGATTACTCAGGAAAAGCAGCACCCGTTGGGAGTACTGAGAAATCCAAAATAATAAATTCAGCAGTTCTGGTAGGTTGTATGAATATCTGTCCAACCAACTGATTTCTATCAATGACATCAGGTGTATTGTTGGAATCATCCATCACAACTTTGAATGCACTCAAACCACTATTGGCTTGAACTGATTCTAAGAACGGATTCACAATATTTAAGAATCTAGCTCTCGTAGATGAATCATTCTGTTCAAATAATAAGAATCTGCTTGAAGAAGCAATAAATTTCTTCAATCTGATTAATAATCTACGAACATTGATTCTATCAAGAGCAGATGGTTTAGCTTGTAATGTCTTTTGTCCGAATACCACAACCCCTTGTCCAGGAAATGAAGCAATCGGATTGACTCTACCCTCATAAAGTGTATCTCTATCAGTATGGGTAAGTTTCTTCTTAGTCATTCTAACATTATCCAATCCACCTCTGTTTAATCCAGCAGGAGCAAACCATTCATGTGCCACACTATCCGTAAAGGATATAACACCAGCAATTACTACCGATGGTGGAACGAATATCTGACCATTACCGGCAGGATTATCCATCTTAACCCAAGGATAATATGTAGCTACATAATTAGTATCTAAAGTAACAACATTATCTACAGCAGTAGCAACATTATCATCTATATCATTACCATCCATTATGTAAAAAGCATCAGCTCTAGACTCTACCTTATCGATTGCGTGATTACTAACAACTGAATGATGTTTATGTATAATACCTGGAGTTACCAGCATATTAATATCCACCTCATCAGGATTAGAAACTGCGTTAATTGCTTTCTTATAAGCAACCGAACCACTAGCAGTAGAAGTTGAACAATCAAATCCACTCGTATTGGTTGAGGATATGGATGTTCCTGTTTTCTTAGCAGCTGCTGGATTTATACCATCAAATCCAAACTGAAAAGGAACAGCGAACTTCAACTGTTGTAGTGAAGAAGATATGGTTAATGTTTGACTACTGATTGCAAAATTAGTGTATTTAGTAAACTCAGCTGAACTAATTTTACCATACCCAAACTCATTCTCCAAATTAAAAGCAACGTTATTACCTGTCTCAACTGGATTAGGAATTGGTGATAAATATTCTTTATTTGTAGCAAGTTCAGTCTCACTAAATCCGGCATCTATCCTAAACCCATAAGGTAAATCAACTACATATGTAGAATCATCATTAAATCCTCCGTCATAAGTCTGTCTTAGATTCATTGAAGCGCTTGGAACGTGAGTAGCAGAATTAGCAGTAATAGGATTATTTATAGCTGCAAATCCCATAGGCTGTAGGTTTTTGTTGCCCCTAAAGACATCCTCTTTGTAATCACCTACCCTAATAAGTCTAGATAGATTAGGATAATCACCATATGTAGTAACTTCACCATCATCTGATACAGTACTGAACTGATCACCAATTACCTTTACAATATAGTTAGATGATTCTGGATCCATATTTAAACCACTATAGCTTTCTACAGAAGATGGATTACCAACCTCATATAAGAATAAACTAAACTGAGCGTAATCAGGACTTGAGTTAGAGTTCTGTGGTCTCTTAACATCTCGTATTACCACATAGTGACCATTAGTATCATTACCATCAGCTCTTGTGTAAATCCTAAACAAGTTTGTAGCAGGAGATTGTGATTGTATGAAAGGTGTTCTAGCAGCAGAGGCGTCTTTGTTACCCGTATTCGTTAATATGTAATTACCATCCGATGTATCTACTGTTTCCGTACCCTCTGAAAATGATTGTGATACAATTTCTAATGATAATGTAGAAGAACTTGATATAAAATTATCACCAGCAGCATAAGAAGCGCTAATACTAGTTCTAAATGATTTATAAATATATCCTGCAGCTGCAGTTGAACCAATTAATCTAGCTTGCGCATCTGAAGGAACTGATTTTCCAAAGTAAGATGAATCAGCAGCATCCAATCCACCACCAGCACTACCCTTTTCTATCAAAGTTAATCCTGTTATTGTATTTGTTGAATCTCCGATTATACTTAAATTAAAAGAACCAAAGTTAGCCGTTCCACCAAGAGAACCACTTAATCCACTACCACCCTCGTTATTTTCTACTGTAGGCATAATTGTTGCAACAACCAATTTACCATCTTCTCCTAAAGTAGCTGATGAACCACTTACTAAAATATTAACTCCAGCAACCTTATATCCACCAAGATACCCTACTCTTACTATTGTTACAGTTCCAGCGGAACGTAAATATTCTTGTACAGCATAAGGTGTGTAGTAATTTACATCATAAGAACCAAATATACTTTTAAATTCCTCAAAGCTTGTAACTGCTGTAGGTACAAAAGAAGGACCTTTTTTAGTTGGTCCAACAATTGCTGCTCCTATATCAGAAATTCCTTGTGGAAGAAAGGATAAATCTTTCTCACGAGTAAATACACCTGGACTGACTATTCTCTCTGCCATGTGTTTTCTCCTTTAAAGGTTAAAAAATTACAATAAATTTTCATTATATATAAATATAACAAAAATTTTCAAAATACAACCGATTAAGGATTTTTTTAAGATTCTTCTACTTCAACGACCGGCTTTTCTTGTGGAGTTGGTGTAAACACACCTGATTGAGGGTCTAGTTGACCTGGACCATATTTCTCATTCAGTTGTTTTACCAAATCACGCTCTTTTTGTTGATTTTCAGCATAATCAGCTTCCATTTTAACTTCAGCTTCTTCAAGACCATCTTTCTGTTGTTCAAGTAAAATCTTTTGAACCCTTAGTTGTCCAAAAGCGTTTTGAATATTTTGATAACCTTGACTTAATTCACTAAGAGATTTTAACTCTTCATCTGTAAATTTAATTTCTTCAGCCATTTTCATAACTCCTTAATTTAATGTTTAACAATAATATATATCATATAAGTATATGAAATACAATTTTTTCTATTTATTTTTTAATTCTTCTATCTCTTTCTGTTGAGACTCCACCTTTTCTGATAGTTCTTGAACCGCTTTCGTCAAGTGTGCGACTATACCACCCATATTTATCGATTTACCTAAATTATCAACTTCGGTAGGTGGTAAATCTTTTAATGATTCATCATAATCCGTTCCACTAACGTCATTTGGTAGTATCTTTTCCACCTCTTGTGCTATGAAACCACTATTAGTTCCCTTTGATTTATTTTTCCATTCAAAGGTTACGGGATTTAATTGATTTATTATTGATAATCCCTCTGATATGCTGACTATGTTTTCTTTAAATCCAATATCAGAAGTATCGTTGAAATCACCAGATATTACCTGTGAGGTATTTACTGAATATACGGTTGCTGAATCATCTAAATCATAGAGAACATATCCTCCATTCGCAGCGTATATTTCAAAATCTGCTGTTCCAAGTGATGTATTTGTTTCGGTAAATCTAATATATGGAACTCCGCTTGAACTGATATGCATCCCTACGGTTGCACCCGTACCACTACCATCACCACCTGATGGTCCTCCAAGTTGATTATCGAGTTTCACTTCTCCAGCGTAAAAGGTCGCCATACCATCTTGTGCCGCATAAACAGCAGTTACAGAAGCATTACCAAGAGTTACTGAGTTATTGGCTACACCCGTAGCATCCTTACCGAGTACTATTTGATTACTAGCAGCTGCTGTAGATGGTTGAGCATTAGCACCTATTAATATATTATTTGAACCATTATCGATAGTTAAACCAGCACGATCTCCAATAGCAGTATTTTCGGATTCAGCACCATCACAATTACCCAATGCTTCTCTTCCAATAGCAACATTATATCCACCTGTGGTTATTTCATCTAGCGATAAGTATCCAATTGCTACATTGTGAACACCTGTCGTGATAGCTAAACCAGCCTGATAACCAACTGCTGTACTTCCAACAGTTCCATTTACTCCATTTTGAGTTTTTAAAGCTTGGTATCCAACTGCAGTATTGAAATCTCCGTTTACATCGGATTTTAAAGATTGAAATCCAACCGATGTATTACCAATTCCTGTTTTATTTTCAGCTTGAGAAAATGAACCGATTGCTACAGAACCATCTATGTCTGTACTCGTAAGAGCATTAGCTAAAGTATAATAACCAATGGCTACAGTATCTCTAGCATTAACCATCTGCTGTACCGAATAAGCACCTAATGAAGTATTTCGAGAACCAGAGGTATTTACCATAAGTGATCTAAATCCAATAGCCGTATTGTCATCGGCTGATGAACCACTACCTTTATTACCAGCTGATGTACCGACATAAGTATTACGGATTCCTGTTAATACCGATTGACCTGCTTGATATCCAATTGCAGTATTTCCAACAGTTCCACTTGTTCCTGTTTGATCTTCTAATGCTTCGTATCCAACTGCGGTGTTGTAATCTCCGTCATCTTCACTTTTTAAGGCGTCAAATCCAATTGCTACATTACCGATTCCCGATACATTTGCTGTTAATGCACCAAATCCAACAGCGACACTTCCTTGAGAATCTGCGTGATTTGTTTTTCTTAGTGCATTCTGTCCAACCGCAACCATAGCCCAAGAACCGGCGGTTAAGTCTGACATAGCATATGAACCGATAGCAACATTATTGTCTCCATCGGAATGAACGGATTGTGATAGAGCACCATATCCTATGGCGACATTATCATTGATGTTATTGTTGGCAGCTGATAACAACGCATAAGTACCGATTGCGATGTTTCTGTTGGCAAATGTTGAAGTTCCAAGATTTGTTAATGCTTGATATCCGATAGCAATATTATCATCACCGACAGTCAAGGATTTTAATGCATGGTAGCCGATTCCCATATTTCTTTGACCTGATGTCAAACTATTCATGGATGACATTCCAACAGCAACCGTACCATCGGCATCTGCTGTCATGACTCCATTCCCAGCTCCGTATCCAATAGCAACAATATTATCCACCAATAAAGTACTAGCCGCTGCGGACATTCCCACGATGGTATTTCTGATTCCTGTGGTTATGTTTGTGCCTGCTCGATATCCAACAGCAACATTAGCGACCTCTCCACTTACTCCTGTTTGGTCGGTTAGGGCTTCATAACCTATGGCAGTATTGTAATCTCCGTCATCTTCAGCATCCAATGCAGCATATCCAATTGCAACATTAGCTTGTCCTGATGTTATTTGGTTTCCTGCCAATCCTCCGATGAAAACACTATAAGAACCATCCGTGGTTATGTTTGCCGCAGCGGCATTTCTACCGATTGCAACTATGTTAGTTCCTCCAGTTGTTGTTGAACCTGCTCCTCGTCCAAGAAAGATATTATGGTCTCCTGTTGTCAAATCCGTACCTGCTGAGTTGCCCATCATAATATTGTCAGTACCACTCGTGAGCGCATCGCCTGTTACTTGACCTATCCCGATATTGTTATCACCAGTTGTGTTTCCACCGTTCATGGCTATATTACCAATAGCGATGTTACTATTACCAGTTGTTGAGACTGCTAAAGCAGAAGTTCCAATGGCAACCGAACCACTTGCAGTTGTTAAATTCAATCCCGCTTGCATACCAAACAAATTATTCGCAGTTCCTGTATTTATCTCGTAACCAGCACGATATCCCACGGCGGTGTTCGCAGCAGTTCCACTTGTTCCTGTTTGGTCGGTTAGAGCTTGATATCCGATAGCAGTATTGTAATCTCCGTCATCTTCAACCAATAAAGCTTGATAACCAACTGCGGTATTGGCGATTCCTGATGTGAGCGATGAACCAGCACTTCTTCCGATTAAAACCGTGCCGTCAGCATCTGATGTCATGTTTCCTTCACCACCAGCATTAGAACCGACAACAGTACACATATCCGCACCCGTAGTAACACCCATGGCATTATCACCGATTACAACATTCGAGTGGATACCAGTTGTTGCAGCATCGAGTGCATTTATTCCGATTACCGTATTTTGTAAAGCGGTTGTGATGGCACCACCCGCAGCCTTACCGATTAAAATATTATTATATCCACTCGTGAGAGCATCGCCTGCTTTTACTCCGATGGCAATATTATTATCACCAGTCGTAGTTCCACCATTCATAGCATCAAGTCCGACAGCAATATTCTGATTTCCAGTCGATATGTTTCTACCTGCATTTTGTCCAAGTATAACAGAACCCGAGGCTGTTTGTGAATCATTTAGAGCACCAGTTCCAACCACGACATTCTCAATACCCGTGGTCAAGTTTTGAGCTACCTCTCCACCTATAAGCGTATTATAAAATCCCGTAGTTACAGCAGCACCCGCGTTATAACCAACGGCGGTATTTATTACAGCTCCACTTGTACCTGTTTGAGCAGTTAAGGCATTATATCCGATAGCAACATTTCTGTCTCCATCATCTTCAGCATCTAACGCACCATACCCAATTGCAACATTTTGTTGTCCTGATGTGAGTGATGCTCCAGCACTTCTTCCGATTAAAACCGTGCCGTCAGCATCTGATGTCATGTTTCCACCACCACCAGCAAAATTACCAATGATAACTGCTTCATCTATATTTGTTGTAGCAACAGCGGCGTCTGCTCCGATAATTACATTTCTAATTCCTGTGGTGATTGCTGCTCCCGCTCTATAACCAACGGCGGTATTGGAAACAGTTCCACTTACTCCTGTTTGGTCAGTTAGGGCTTGGTATCCAATAGCGGTATTTCTGTCTCCGTCATCTTCTAGTTTTAAAGCCTCCATTCCTAAAGCGGTATTACCGATTCCTGATGAAATATTATTTAAAGCTGCTTTTCCAACAGCAACCGTACCATCGGCATCTGCTGTCATGACTCCATTTGCAGCTCCGTATCCAACAGCAACAATACTATCCACCAATAAACTACTACCTCCTGCAACCACTCCCACCATAGTATTTCTAATTCCCGTGGTTATTTCCGTGCCTGCTTTCCATCCGATTGCGGTATTGGCAGTCTCTCCACTTACTCCTGTTTGGTCTTTTAATGCTTCATACCCTATAGCGGTGTTGTAATCTCCGTCATTTTCATAGAGTAACGCTGAACTTCCAATTGCAACATTACCTTGACCAGATGTTAATTCCGATGCAGCAAAATATCCGATTGAAACCGTTCCGTTTGCATCAGTAGAATTTATCGCATCCCCAGCTCCAATACCGATTGATACCGTTTGGCTTGTATCGGTTGCAGTTGCTAAAGCATTTCTACCAAGTGCTACGTTAAATGTTCCTGTGGTTAAAGCTCCTCCTGCATCCTCACCTATCAATTGATTAGAATATCCACTCGTGAGGGCATCGCCTGCATTTACTCCGATGGCGATGTTTCTGTCACCTGTGGTTGCAGGACCGCCCATAGCATCTAAACCGATTGCGATATTTTGATTTCCAGTTGTGTTACTCAGACCTGCTCCACTACCAATGTAAACTGAACCACTAGCGGTTGTAAGTGCGTCGCCTGCATTCATACCCACTAAAGTATTGTTACCGCCTGTCGTTAATACTAAACCGGCTTGAGCACCCACTGCAGTATTAGCATATCCTGATGTATTTGCGAGTAACGCTCTGAAACCAACTGCCGTTCCACGAAGAGCACCAGCAGAACCAGATGCAGCTTTTAAAGTTTCAAAACCAATAGCGGTGTTTTGGTCTATTTCAGTTGCATTAAGAAGAGCCTCATATCCCAAAGCGACATTCTGTTCACCTGTCGTATTATTTTCTAAAGCTGATGTACCTACAGCAACATTATTACTAGCACTATTGTCTCTTAACGCTTTAAAACCTACGGCAACATTTTGTGCTCCACTTGTGATACTATAAAGCGCTTGTTTACCCACACCCACATTATTATTACCAGTTGTTAAATCGTATAAAGATTCAACTCCGATAGCAACAGTACCATCAGAGGTCGTGGCATCTCTCATGGATTCTTTACCGATTGCTACATTCTCTGTTCCTGTTCTATTTAGGTATAGAGCCCTATATCCAATTCCGACATTATTACTATTGCTATAAGCATCTGTACCTTGTCCTGCTGCTGAACCAAGATATACATTCTGACCACCAGTTCGGTTTTCTCTAGCAGCATTAGTTCCCATAAAGACATTATCATCACCCGTTGTTAAATCGGTGCCCACCTGGTGTCCTACAGCAGTATTACTATTAGCACCAGCAGCTGCATTTTGTAAAGCATGATTTCCAATAGCAACCGTATCATAATCAGCATCACCAGTTACAGCATTATGACCTATTGCTATTATTCCGTTTGCATCCGTAATAGCACCACCAGCATTTTTACCCATGAAAATATTTAACGTTCCACTCGTGACTGCATCGCCTGCATTTACTCCGATGGCGATGTTGTTGTCACCAGTCGCAGCATTATGAAAAGCATTGTAACCAATAGCTATGTTCATATTTCCAGTATTTACATTACCACCTGCATCCACACCTATGAAAACTGAACCACTTGCGGTTGTTATATTATCACCAGCTTGATGTCCTATTAATACCGAACCACTTGCAGTTGTCATTCCAAATCCAGCCCTATAGCCGATTGCTGTATTTGTATTAACCACACCTTCAGCATTATACATCGCTAAAGCACCCATAGCAACATTGTAATTTCCAGTAATTGCATTACCAGAAGCCTCTCCCATTACTCCTGAACCAACACCAGTATTATAATCTGCGTTGGTTACACTCTGCCCTGCTTGCGTACCTATAAATACATATTGGCACCTAAGGCATAATTTCCAATAGCTATGTTTTTAGTATTTGTTCCAGTACCTGTACCATATAATGCACGCCATCCGATTGCAATTGAATCATCACAATCATCATCTTGTCTCAAAGCTTCATAACCAAGTGCGAGATTTCTTTCACCAGTTGCAATTGCAAATCCTGAAGCATATCCAACGAAAATTGAACCATCAGCAGCGGAAGTTTTATTAGCACCATTACCAGCTGCAGAACCAATCTGAACTGTCCAATCTACATCCACATCCGAGCCACCAACCTGCTGTCCAATCATTACATTATTCCTACCAGTGCTCAAATCATCACCTGTCGTTGTACCGATTAATACATTTTCATTACCTGTTGTTAAAGAAGCTCCTGTTCCTCCTTTTCCAAGAATTAAGTTATCTTGTCCACCATAACCTTGATTATAATAAGCTAATTTTAATACACCAAACGAACCGGTTGAGGTTGATGAACCACTTATTTCTGTAGCTGTGATTTCTAAGGTGTTTGCACTATCACCACCACCCAAAACCATTTTGGCTCCAGATTTAGATGTTCTAAACCTAAAAGCATTCGCATCATGATTCCATTTTGCTTGAACACCGACATTATCAGATGGACTACCCCAAATTATTGATGAATCTCCAGCATCAAGTGCTAATATTGAAATTCCTGAATTTTGAGCTTCGACAACTAAATCGTCTGCATCTCCATGAGCAGTAACAGTACCAGCAGATTGAGCATAAACATGAAGTTGCCCATCAGGATTATCTGTGCCGATGCCGACATTACCTGAATTATCTATCATCATCTTGGAATCTGATATTGATACTGTTGTTGCGTCTGTTGCTGCTCTAACAGCAAAATGTAATTCACCTCTACCATATGAAGCATTACGTTTCCAAAAGATACCTTGTTTCCAGTAGTCGTCATCATTGAATGTTCCAAAAACCATACCCGCACTTTCATTATTACTTACCGAAGGTGTTAAAGCAAATACTATTTGACCATCAGCACCACCAAAGCTATTGTCATCTGCGACATGTAATGTAGCTCTAACTGCGTTTGAGCCAAGAGTATTTACACCAACATTTCCATCAGTTTGAACTGAACCAAACGAACCGGTTGAGGTTGATGAACCACTTATTTTTGCATTCGCAATATTACTAAAAATGTCTCCTGTTTCATTAATTTTGAAAAAGGTTTGTCCATCCCCTTTGAATATTTCTAAAGTCGGATCATTACTCACATCCTTAAATTCTAAGAAGTTTTGTGAATCATTAAATCTTTCAATGACAAATAACTCGGCGTCTCTTGCTGTTGCCTTTATCTCTAACTCAGCACCAGGACTTTGTGTGCCTAATCCTAATTTGGTTGCAGCATGAACCATACCAAACGAACCAGTTGAGGTTGATGAACCACTTATGACTCCATTTGCTGAAGTTTGTATAATACTAGAAGCGTTATAAAAAATATTATC